AACTCTAACGCTTCTCTTTCCTCACACCTCAATAATGTATGGGAAATAGGTTCTTCTTATACTCCAAGAAGTTGGTTGTATGAAAAGAAAGCACCTAAAACCGTCTTAGCTGAATGGTTGAAAATTCTTAAATCCGAACTATCAACACTAAGTTATGGTAAAACTGTGCTACACTTCGAGGAAGGGTATATTCCTAAATTCGGTCCTCAAGGAGGAACTCCGCCGTTGAAAGACAACATGAACCTTTACGACACCCAGTATGCGCAAAGTACTGAGCCTGTGTTATTCGGAACTGCTAAATGGGAAGAAGCAGTTAGGTCAGCCCGTCTTACGGTGTTTGGTTCTGCAGCTAACAAGAGACCTCTGAGCATCGATTCCGTTCTTACTGATATGCGACGTAAGCACAAATTAGTGACCAATTCAGGTTGGAAAGCTTTCAGTAAGAGAAACAAGCCTGAAACGATTAAGCGTGCTATACTCGAGTCTCAAGACCGAGCGTGGATGGCTTATCCTGCTTTAACGCTACTTAGAAATCAATTTGGAAAGGATAGAATAGTTTGGATGTTTCCTTTCTCTACCAATATTGTCGAAAATACTTTTGTATTTCCTCTCATGGATATAGCAAGAAAGCGAGGTTCCGTTTATGTCGCTCCGTGGGAAGGTTTTGATCGCGTTAAGCAGACCCTGACGAAAATATGGACGCCTGGTACGCGTGCCGTCGGAGGAGATATTTCCGCTATGGATGCAAACTTTAAGATTTGGCACTCTGAACAAACATTTAGATGTATTAAACCCATATTTCAAGGTGTCTTCGGAGAAGATCTTCTTACTAGTATGAACAATCTTCACACAATCGAAGTTATTGTTAACGGAAAACAAAAGATCAGTGGAGACCATGGTGTTGCTTCTGGATCAGGCTGGACTCAATTTGTCGAAACTATCTTCCAATGTATTTTCCTAGAGTATATAGGACGTACAGGTATGGTACTTGGAGACGACAGTTGTATCATCTACCCAGATGCTAAGAAATCTAGAGCTAGTGAGATAGTTCACTCGCTTTCTGAAGTTGGTTTACCCGCTAACTCAGAGAAACAATCTGATGAAGAAAATAGCGTCGTGTTTCTTCAACGAATATTTATACGTGGTGTAATGTCTCGTGAGGACAAGAATGTATTAGCTGGAATTTATAGTACTGTAAGGGCTTTGACTTCCATGATCTTCCCGGAGAGGTTCTACTCGCCAGACGAGTACAACTCTGATATATTCTGCATCAGAGTTTTCATGATTCTTGAAAATTGTGTAGACTCACCGTTGTTTGAGAAATTTTGTAATTTTGTTGTTAAAGGCCAGAAGGACCTGATACCTTTTGCCAAGAAGACTTCCAAAGAATTGAATTTTCTATGGGAGAAATCTAAATCCATCAACAACCTAGTTCCGAGCTACAACCAGGAGAAGCTCGATTCTAGTTTAAG